GCTGTTCCCCAACCATAACCTCCTAATTGTAAAGCTGGTCCCACGTTATAATAACAAAGAACTGATGCTGATCCAGCATTGGTCATAGGGCTACTGCCCTCAGCTGAATCCATTGTAATTGTAAAAGTTGTAGTAGTTGGTATTGAAGTTACCATAAATTTTTCATCTTCAAATGTAGCATCACTATAAGCTGATGATCCCGGTATACTAGACACACTATCAAACATAACTATATCGTTTGCTACTAATCCGTGAGCCCCGCTGCATGTAACTGTAACTGTTTTTGAACTATTAGTACTAGTAAAATTAGCTCCAGTTAATGTAGTTCTAATGGGATGAATATCATAATAAACATCTCCAGAGTATACGTATAAAATTCTATTTGTTCCTATTGCTGCATATTTAATACCAGCATTATCGTCCCAATGATGCACAGCTCTACACGCACCAGTAAGTTTAGATGATCCTAATTGTTGCCAACCACCTATTTTTTCTGGACTACCATATCTAAATCTTACATTATCACCATCAAACCATTGCCCTTCAGCTCCGGTTTCTGTAACTTGTTTATTAAATCCTGGTAGAAAGCCTAATTTTTGTAACATATATAAACCTGTTTATTAGGTGTTATAGCAGATTAACGGGGATTTCAATAGATTAAAGCAGAGGGAATCTGTGGTGGATCATCCCCCTGCAAGCTTATGTTATAAACTATTTTTTATGTAATGTAAAGCTTTTATAAAAGGCAGGAAGCCCTATAAACGGACGTTTGTCAAATTCATTTTCTTTAGCCATTTTTGATCCTGCTTTATTGTAATGTAAAAATACTTGTCCACAATCTTTACCTGTAAATTCTTCTCTCCAATGTTCAAGATCACATCCAGAATATATCAACATATCTCCTGGATCTAAATCTACTTTAATTCCAGCTTGTCCTTGTTTACCTGTAGGGTCTAAATATATTGGCCAAGGATCACCACCTAAATTTAATGTAGTAGAAATTTCACAAGAATATCTATCTTTATGTCTAGCTAAAACATCTCCTTTTTTATAAATTCTTGCATAAGAATAAGTCTCAGATAATTTAATTCCAGTATGTTTTTCCATAATAGGTTTTACTTTTTGTAGTAAGGTTTCCATTACTATGTCACTATAATGTGAATAAGTATTAGGAACTTGTTCGTCATTCCACCTACCAAAATATTCTGTAAAGGGAGAAATAAATTTATTATCAAATAAAAATGTTGCTACATTTCTTTTATTTAAAAAATAGGCATAACAAAAATCTGCTATCTCTCTGCTTATAGTTCCTTTTAATACTGTATATTTATTTTTTTTAAACGACATTTAATACTCCTTTCGGTATAGCTTGACAGTTCCAATGAATAAACCTAAATGGTTCATACCCCATATCTACCACATATTGATGCGGCATGTAAGATGGAAAAAATATCATTCTTCCAGGTTTTACTTGATAGTTTATTTGATGACTTGCATGAGTAACTTTAGATGGATCTTTTTGGGGTAAAAGATTCATTACGTTGCCTGGTCTTGGGTCTTCAAATATTGGTAAAGATGTTTTTTCACTAGCTTTTAAAAAATAAAAACCAGAAATGTGACCATTCCAATGTGTATGTAATGTATGATGACCTCCACCTTTTTTACCAAACTCTTGCACCCACATCTCTGTAGTAAATAATTGATAGTTTGTTAAATCAAAACCCATTTCTTGAAGTAAATTATGCGATGTTGCACCTACATAATTTTGAAGATCTAAAAAAGCAGGGTCTCCAATTAAAGACGTAGAATGAAATACGTGACCCATGTCTCCTCTGTCTCCAAATTTTTTATTACGTTTATCAATATCTTCTTTTGAATTTTTTTTAGATTCTGCAATATATTTATCTGATGCTTTATTTAAAACATCAACAAAAGCTGGTTCATCAGCAAACCAGATAGGACATTTAAAATATTCTTCTTTATATAATTGATTAGGATACGATGTAACGTTTTTATTTTTTTTTAATTTTTTTTTCATTAATTTTTATAAACTATATTTAATACTATTCTTGTGTCTTTATTGTCCTGGGTAACACCATAGTGTTCATTGGTATTATTAAAGAATATCATTTGATTTTCTTTAGATTGCACTGGTTGTTTTTTAATGACGGTAACACCATTACAAGTTGTAAAATTTAATATACAAATTTTTACATCTTTGTCTGGTTTATTGTTTGTATCGGTCCAATCATGATGTTTGCTGTGTTTTATTTTTTTACCTTGGTTTGTATATAGATTTAATTTTATTCTTAAAAATTTACTAAAATTACTGTGTTGTTTAATAAAATATTTTATTAATTCAAACTTAGGAAAAAAATCACTATTAGATTTATCATTGTTATATAAAATATGAGTAAACATAAAATTATTATCTTTGTCAAATGTTGTAATTTTTTGTTGATAAAACCAAGGAAAATTATCAGAATAAACTAAGGTTTGTAATTCTTTAAAATAATTCTCTAATAAAAAATTATCTATTATTTTCATTTAAAAGGCCATCCTAAATTCCATATTACTAAACTATGTCTTGACCCTTTTTTAACTGGACATACTCTGTGCCACACAAATGAAGGAAATACTACTAAAGAACCTTTAGGTAATATTTCTTTACATTTACGAATATTAGGTTTTTTATTTGGATCTAGATTTCTAAAATCAAATTCTAATTCACCACCTGTATATTCTTTAGGATCAGATAAAGTTACTGTTACAGATAGTTTTCTTACTTTACCATGACTAGGTTGATTAGGTGCATGATAGGGTTGGTCCCAACCATCACAATGCCAATCATAATATTGACCTTTATTGTATTTAGTAAACTGACATGATTCTGAAAAATCCCAATCAAAATTCCAACCTGCACTTTGATTTGCTTGATGAACGTAAGGTTGAATTTCTTTATATATCCAACGATCATTCATCCAAACCACGTTTGAATTTCTTTTCTTTTTTAAATCTTTAATTTGAGATTGATTTAATTTTTTACCACCGTATCCACCGGTAACTGCCATTTGATCTTGCAATTGTTTTCCATAACGAACAATGTCATCACATATTCTTGTAGGAACTACAGATTTAAAATACCAATAATAATTTGTTAAGTTCATATGTCTTTATGAACTTAATATAACACTGTCTATGAGATTGTCAACGTTCCAGATACAGTAAACGTCGCTACTTTGTATGATCCTGCAGGACCTGGTAAAGTTGTTAATGTATTTGTGCCAGGGGCTACCGCAAAACTCATTGTACTTGGTCCTCTTATTACTACAAGTCCGCTACCACCAGATCCACCAAAAGCACTAGATTTGTGACCATTACCACCACCGCCACCACCAGTATTTACAGTTCCGGACGTTGCACATCCAGTTCCAGGAGCTCCAGCTCCACCACCACCAGCACCACCTGCCGCTGCAGATGCACCTCCATAAATATTTCCAGAAGCACCTCCACCACCAGCTCTTTGAGTTGGTGTGTTTGTAACATTTGAAGTAACTCCAGCTCCACCTACACCTGGGCCTGGTCTATTAAATCCAGCTTCTGCGGCACCACCACCTCCACCACCAGATCTTCCTGGAGTTGGAACAGTTCCTGTACCACCAGGATTTCCTTGAGGGGGACTTGTTGGAGGAGTATTACCTGCTCCCGCAGTTGTGCAAGTTGTACAATATCCTTGACCACCACCCGATCCTCCTGCGCCACCACTTCCTGGATTACCAGATCCACCGCCACCACCACCAGCTGAGGTTATACAAAGAGCACTTGAATTAGTACCAGTAGCACCACCATTACCTGGTTCTTGACCGCCAGCTCCACCAGCACCTACGGTAATTGCATAACATCCTGCTGTTACAAATGCACTTCCTGCACCTAAAGGAGAAGCAGTATAACCACCGGTAGAACCACCTGAGGATTCTCTATAACCACCAGCTCCACCACCAGCACCCATTGTTCCACCGCCGCCACCACCGCCAGCTATTACTAAATAATCTAAACTATAACCAAACTCTGGCCATGTTCCACATTTTTTTGCTTGAAATTGACTTTGTAGTGACCACACACCACTTGCTTTACTTAATTCTTTTACTACTACAACACCTGAACCACCAGCAGATCCATCGTTAGGCCCTGTGCTTCCAGTACCACCGCCTGCTCCACCACCTCCACCACCGGTATTAGCAGTTCCTGCTGTATCTGCAGATCCTGAAGCTGGAGTTGCAGAACCTCCGTTTCCTCCTCCAAAAGGAGCACCTGGATTAGTTCCTCCACTTCCTTTATTACCACCAGATCCGCCACCACCGCCTCCGGCATAACTTGTGCAAGATCCTGAAATATTTGTAGAAACACCAGCTCCACCACCACCGCCTGTGCTTCCAGTTTTATTAGCGCCTACTGCTGATGCACCACCACCTCCAGATCCAGATAAACCAAATGGACCAGATGATTCACCACCACTACTAACACCACCATCATTTCCTTGTCCAGCTGTTCCACATCCAGCAGAAAATCCTGAAGCAGGATAAGGTTGTGAGCCTGTCCCTCCACCAGAACCTCCTGGTAAACCGTTTTGAGTAGGTGAAGCAGGACTTCCTGTTTGGCCGCCACCACCTCCACCGCCACCAGCTACTGCAGTATAAGTTGTACCACATGCTACTAATGTTGAAGCTGTTCCACTTTCTCCTTGTCTAGAAGATCCTGTACCAGCAGCACCACCTGCTCCTACAGTTATAGGTATTGTTCCTTGAGCATCAATTGTTCCTTGAGCTAAAGGTGTTACAGAAGCTAATACACCACCAGCTCCTCCGCCACCGCCTCCAGCACCATTACATCCTGGACCACCTGATTGACTAGCTCCACCACCGCCACCACCTGCAACAACAAGATAGTCTATTACTCTAGTTCCTGATTGAAGTGTTATACAGGCTGTTGATGTTTTGGTTGTTACTTGGCATTTACCAAACGAAGCAAAGTTCGATTTTCCTATAATACCGCCGTTTGCTGATCCTGAAGGACTAGCCATGATTGAGTCTCCTTACGCGGACACCCAAGTTAGCCCTGATGCGTCCCAATTAAAATTATTTGATGGATCTTCGTGATCCTGTGCAGTCCATTTTAGGCCTGGTTCATCCCAACTTATATTGTAATTCATAATTCTTGCGTCACCTACATTAAAAGAATTAATTCTTTGTCCTGCTAATTCGTGACCTTCTTTATAAACATCATCATCTACATCTTCTTGAGTATATGTTTCTGTAGGGTGATTATAAGTCTCAATAGTTGGATATGTAACTGGGGCTTGCCAATCATCATTACCATCTAGTGACCAAGAAGCATAAGGTTGGGGTAATATAAATTTATCTTTTGTTGAATCATATACATAACCTAAACCTGCATATTGTTTTCTAAAATTATTATTGTAAGAAGTTTGTTTCCAACTTCCACCTTTAAAAAAGTTTGCACACCATGTTTCTCCATCAACATGCATATCATTATTTTCAAGAATTCCTCCATTTGCAGGAATATCATTTCCCACAACAACAACTCTTTCCACTACTTGATGTGTATTTGATGTAAAACCTGTTGGATCTACTTTTGATTTAAGTTCTGCAAAATGTGCCATTTTATGTTCTCCTAAAAATTAATTTATAATTTATATTTAAGTTATTGTCAACGTTCCTGAAACTGTAAATGTTGCTATTTTCTGACCCCCTGGATGAGTTGCTGTTGCATTTGTAGCAGGACTTACAGATATACTTGTAGTAGAAGGTGTTCTTACTATAACTACTCCTGATCCCCCTAATCCTCCTTTCTGAGCACAACTTGGATTACCTGGAGAAGCAGAAGCTCCTCCGCCTCCACCACCGCCAGTATTTGCTGTTCCTGAAGTTGCTGGGTATTGAGTATTATGGGATCCACTTGCACCACCACCGCCGCCTGATCCTCCGGCTCCACAACGACCACCACCGCCACCACCAGCAAACGATGTCTGAGAAAAAGGTGTTCCACATGCATTAATTGTATTAGGAGCTCCAGCACCACCTGCTCCACCTGTTGGTCCATGATTACCACCTGCAGCAGTTGCTCCACCTCCACCACCAGCTTCAGATGTAGATGTTCCAGGTTCACCTGTTCCTCCATCATTTCCTTGAGGAGGAGTTACGGGAGGAGTATTACCTGATCCTGGATTTGTGTTTCCTGCAGCTCCACCACCTGATCCTCCATCATTTCCAGGTTGACCACTTCCTTGACCACCACCTCCACCACCAGCTGATGTAATACTTGAAAAAATTGAATTAGTTCCATTTCTGGCACACGATGGGCTTCCTGTAGCTCCACCAGCTCCAACAGTAATTGGATAATCTCCAGGAGTTAATGATAATGCACATCCTCTTAATGGAGAAGGTCCATAACCAGAGGCTCTATATCCTCCAGCTCCACCTCCACCAGCATAAGGTGATCCACCTTGCATTGCTTGTCCTCCACCTCCACCACCACCTACTACTAAATAATCTACACTAAATGGATTAAATCCTGACCAACAACCATTTTTTACAAATTCATATACTGTGTTCATTTGCCAAACACCTGGTGCACTTTTAGGATTACTTATTGCTGGCTCTTTTACAATAACAACACCTGATCCACCAGATCCAGCAGTACCATCTCCTGAACCACCACCGCCACCGCCAGTATTTGCAGTTCCACCACTTGCATTAGTT